GACACCACCCTAACATTCAATCCGTACGAAACCGTACCAGCGTTCTTAAATACGTCCAGAAGGGCGGCGATTATGTCGGGAATTGCGAGGCAACGTCATCTACTACCACCAGATACGGCGAGCTTATTGCAGAGTCCACAGGGGGTGACGACTTTCTGGCTCGCGTTGTTCAGAACTATCCTCGCGACGCTGTACTGCATCTTGAGCGAGTGCAACAATTCGCTGCGTGGAGATGGCGAGAGGACCGCGCTCCGTACGTACCAACGTACACTGGATTCAATGTACCGACGGAGCTGACCGAGTGGCAAGAACAAAATCTCTCGAATGTAGGTAAAATATATAAACATCTATGTCCGCTCCACCTACCGGCTCCGCTCTGCGTCGTTCTTCAACTAATCCCTAGGTGTGTGGGGAGCTGTTCACTAATCCTAAGTGTGTGGGGTAGATGGCAGACCTAAATCTCTCGTGGTTATATCCGTATCAAGGTTTGGGAAGACCGAATGGGCAAGATCTCTCGGAAGACACATGTACTTCTGTGGACAGTTCAACCTGGACGACTGGGACGACGGAGCGTCTTACTGCGTCCTCGACGACATCGACATCAAGTACTTTCCTCAATGGAAATCCTTTCTTGGGTGCCAACGAGAGTTCGTCCTCACTGACAAGTATCGCAAGAAACGAACAGTTCGGTGGGGGCGACCCACCATCTGGCTTTGCAACCCAGAATTCGACCCCAGGGGGGCTCTACCGTATTCCAGAGAATGGTTGGATCTAAATTGTGTCTTTATTCGACTGCAGACTCCTCTGTTCAGTCTCTGAAATAAAGCTCATGCCTCATATCAAAATTGAGTGGCAGTAGCAGAAATATCAGAAGCTAAAGGACTAAAAACTTGCATGTAAAGATAAAGATCTCCGTGCTTTCCGTGTGGAGCGGTGGCAGATAAGTCAGCTTCAACAGGATCGCTGAAAACGATACGACGATTGTAAGGGAACCACCATTTGACAACGGATGGCATTCCTCCAGCTCCGCCTGGATTAATGTGAATTCGCTTGACTTTAAGAATCTTGATGTTTGTGGTGTCGAGCTTGTCTGCTCCATTGACACCTACGTATCTCTGAGGGTCAGTAGAATAAGAAAAAATGGGTGGATTCAAGAAGCCTGTGTCTGCTGCTTGGGTAGGAACGGTATCAGGAGTAGTGGCGCTTGTCATAGTAGCGCCGACTGTCTCCATATTGCTGCTGCGATGACGCGAAGAGAAGAATATCATGCGAACGATAAGTCCCGACAACGAGAGGACGTTCGAGAACTGCGCACGGACCGAGATGCCTCTAAGGAAGATGCTCGAGCCGAGGAACTGATCCTTCTGGATCCCCTGGCGGAGATTACAGACGGGTGTCCAGATGATGGCTGTACGGGAGGTTGCATCACCAGGCGCGAGAGTCTGGTTGCTAAGGACGCAATATTCCATGGACTTAGGTTCGGATGCAAAAGCAACACGGCGGTTAAAATTCTTCTTCGACGTGCGGCGGCGACGGCCGAACGTCTTCCTCTTGCGACCATAACGCCTCCTTCTAAATCTGGGCATTCGACGATTGGCTGCTACTAATTGCGAACGAGTGGGTCCACCAATAAGACGAAGTCTCTTTGTGGGATAAAATGCGCCTCGGTGCCACACAAACTGCCTTTTGCGTGATGAAAACGTGTTTGAAAAAGCTTTGCGCTTCTGAGCGTACGCTTGCTTGCGATGGGACCAATCGTCGTAAAGAGCGCTTCCGTATGCGGCAACGCCTCCTGCACCGGCTAAACCTACCGGAATCAGAGAACCTGCTGGGAACGCCATCCAAAAGTTTTTGGAATGCGCAGCAGCTATTTATACTCCTGAAAAACCTATAAAGGTCCCGCCTTTCCGCTTTGCGGCTGGGTAATATTATCCAGCCGCCTATGCCCCACTTCCGCTTCAATGCTAAACGAGCGTTCCTCACCTACCCCCGATGTGATGTCTCTAAGGAGCGACTACTCGAATTCCTTCGGGACGACAGAGGTGCTCTCTGGTATTGTGTTGGGTTGGAGCAGCATGAGGACGGGGGAAACCATCTTCACGCTTACGCTGAGTGGACCGTCAGGCTCGACGTCCGAGATGAGCGACATTTTGACCTGGATGGACACCACCCTAACATTCAATCCGTACGAAACCGTACCAGCGTTCTTAAATACGTCCAGAAGGGCGGCGATTATGTCGGGAATTGCGAGGCAACGTCATCTACTACCACCAGATACGGCGA